TAGAGTTACTAACTTAGACGATACTAACGTAGTAATTTTAACTTTAGCAGCTAGTGCTACTTCTGGTGCAGTAGAGATACCAGCATTAGGAACGCAACAACTATTTACAGTTAATGTTAATGGTGCAGCGAGTAAGGCAGCTATAACAACAGTAGATGCAATAGAAACTATTTTTGTACATAACGCACACGGTTCGGCAACAGTAGACATAGAAATATTTATAGCTAGCGTATAATGCTACAAAGCGAAAAAGTATTAAATGCCTTTGGTAAAAAGGTGGTGCAGTCTGCACGTGGTATTTTAAACGCTAAAGGCAAAAATGCGTCTGGCGACTTAGGTAGTAGTCTAGGCTATGTAGTACACGTTTATCCAAGCGGTGCGATAGAAATGGACTTTGTAGGGGCTGGATATGCAGACTTAGTAGATAAGGGTGTACAAGGTAGTATAAGTAATGCGAAAGCACCACGAAGCCCATACAAGTACACAAACAAGCAACCACCTAGCGGAGTAATAGATAAGTGGGTGGTGCGTAAAGGGTTAAAAAGTGCAAGGGATAAAAAAGGTAGATTTATAAAACGCAAAAGCTTAGTGTTTATGATAGCAAGAAGCGTAAAACTTTATGGCGTAAAACCTAGTAACTTTTTTACTGATGCGTTTAACATAGCATATAGAGATTTACCAAAGGCATTTATAAAAGCATACGCAAACGATGCACAGAAATTTTTACAATTTGTAAGCAAAGAAATAAACTAAACAAATGGCAATATCAATACAAGAGGGTACACAATTTAACCACAGACAAAACTTAAACCCAGCATATCAAGACTTTTACTTACGTGCTGATGGTTTAGGTGTAGAAATAAATAACGGTGCTACAAACGCCAGATACATATTAAAAATAAAAGACAACCTAAATAACTTGCTAGTAACTTTAACTGCACCAGCTCGTACTGATTTAGATGGCGATGCTATATTCAATGTAGCTAGTGTAGTGCAAGACTATTGTAAAACTGACGATACTGGATGTTTTGTACCACCGTTTGCTGGTTATGAAAACTTACAAACTAATAGTACATTTAATGGTGTCTTAGCCAAAACAGACCACCACGCAATACATAAGATAGATAAATTAAGTGGATGTAACAATAACATTAAAGGCTTTAGGTTTACAATTTCTGCAACTTATACTAACGCTTCTGGTACTGTAATAACAACAAACGAAACACAAAGCGTTTTACAAAACTACTACTGGTTCTGGAATGGTGTACAACAACACGTACAAGGTCAAAGAATGGATTTAACGCCTTATATGATGGTAGGCGGTAGCAAGAACCTATTAAGCTCTTTGCCGAACACAGTAAACCGTAAAGTAAGACTAGGCGACTATCATACTATGGCGGTTTTTCAAGGTACATATAAACTAGACAACGCAGACGTAACATCTGATGCTAGACGATACAGATTTAAACTGTACAATAGTAGCGATAGCCTTTTAGAAACCATAAATTTTAATGCAGATAGTAGTAACGGTGGTATAAGTGCTGGCGGTATTGGTCATTTTTACACGCATAGAATATTGTATATAGGATGCGGAGTACAAAATATAATTAACGCACACTCTTCGAACTTTGCTAACGTAGCATACTATACTTTAGAAGTTAGAAACGAAGCTAGTGCAACTATGTCGCACGTTTATAGATTTGATATTACTGATGCTGACTGTAAAGGGTATGAAAATATAAGGTTAGCTTTTGTTAATCGTTTGGGTGCGTGGGATTACTACAACTTTGATAAAAAATCTATACGTACAACTAATATAGTTAGAAGCAACTACAAGCAAAGTTACGGTTTTGACAAACCAGCAATACCATACGCTGCAAGTGCTGGGTGGGATTACGCTACACAAAACGGAGGTGCTAAGACATACAACGTAAACGCTAGGGAAATAATAGAAGCTAACACAGACTTTATAACAGAGGACGAAGCTAATTTATTAGAAGAGTTATTTACTAGTCCAGACGTACACATACAAAACGCTGATGGCAATTTTGAGCCAGTAGTAATAACTGCAAGCGAATACATAAAACAAACTACTGTAAATAATAAAGTTAAGCAATATTTTATTACTTTAGAAAAAGGACACGAAACTAGAATACAAAGAAATTAAAATGATAAAACTAGTAGCAATAGAACAAACATCTGGCAAAGAATATATTTTAGATACTTACGGTAATGAAAATATAAACTTAACGCTACAAGTAGACGATGTTAGAGATATTAGTAGTAAAAATGCTAGTTACTCTAAAGATTTTAATTTACCAGCAACTAAAAATAACAACAAATTTTTCGAGCATTACAATAATTTAGATAGAGTTACAGTAGATTTTAATGTGTACAAAAACGTAAAGGCTTTATTGTTTGAAGAGGACGTATTAATATTTGAGGGCTTTATAAGGCTTTTAAACGTATTAGATAAAGACACCGAGATAACATACAACGTAGTTTTATTTAATGACGTTACAAACCTTATAGACACGTTAGGCGATAGTACATTATGTAACTTAGACTACACAGACATAGCACACGTGCCTAGTAGTGCTAATATAGAAAATAGCTGGACTGGCGTAACTGTTTTGTCTGCTGGTGGTACTACTGATAATGTATTTTACCCATTAGTAGACGATGGGCAAATGATAGACGAAGATAACGCACCAGAAGATACGCAGTTTGCTTTTGCTAGTGGTTTCTATACTGGCTCTACAAATTACTTGTTAAATATAAAGTTAAAGTATATTATAGATAAGATATTTGCTTTTGCTGGCTTTACTTATAATAGCGACTTTTTTAATAGTGTAGATTTTAAAAACATATTCTTTGATACTGGCATAGGAACTACCATTAACGATATAACTGGTAACATTATTAATTCTACTGCAATAGCTACAACCTATATAAAAGATTCTGATAGCAGTACGTCAATACGCAATACAGACGATGATAATACTGGTTTTACTATGTCGCCTATTGATATAGGCGGTCAACAAGAAGCTTTAAGGTGGAGTAACGAAACTGGCGACATTAACGATAACTGGTTTTTGGGTGGTGCTAGTTATTACCAAAATGCAGAAACAGAAACGCAAATTAAATTTGATATTACCCTACCGTTTAAAACGCAAAACGGTATGCAAGATATTACCTTAGTAGCTCAAAAATATGTTGGCGGTGTATTACTTGACGAATATTATTACGATGTATCTTCGCCTTTAAACCCATCAGTAGGTGGTACGTTTCCAGTAAAATATTTCGAGCGTACTTTTAGTGGGCAATTAGATTTAAACGCTGGCGATGTAATTTTCTTTGTTATTCAAGCACAATACTCTAATTTATGGATAGTAGAAAGTGAATACTACTCTACGTTTAATTTAACAATAGAAGAAACAGAGGTAACGCCAACACAGAATTTAATATGTGAAAGTATAGGCGATATTAAATTAGCTGATATAATAACAGATGTTTTTCAAAATTTTAATCTTACTTTAGAAAACAAAGGTAATAAGATTATAAATATAGAGCCTTACGACACGTTTGCGGTAGATACTGTAACTGACTGGACTGATAAGGTAGATATAAACGAAATGGTTATAGAGCCTTTAGAAATGCCTAAGCGTATAGAGTTTAGACACGTAGCAGAGGACAACGATTACTATAAAAACTTATATAAACAATCTAACGGTATAGGTTTTGGCGACCATAGAATAACGCTAGACATAGATAGCGACATAGAAGTAGTAATAGAAAACAAGGTGTTTGCTTCGCCATACGTTGCTAGATTATCAGAAACGCAATTAGTTTTACAGACAATAACCGAAAGCGATGGTACAGAATATAAAGGTTTTGACAATGCACCACGATTAATATATAAAAGAGATTTTAGTATCTCTGATGCCCTTTTAGAGTTTGGCTTTACACCATTAGACCACGCAGACGATATAGGTTTTATGATACCAGTAACTAGCTGGGAGGACGTAAGCGAAAACACAGTAAACGCTACTTTTTTTAGTAATAACATAAGTAACGCAAGTAGTGGTAATAGTTTGTTATATGGATTAATAAACCCTAACGCAGTATTTGGTTTAGGTACACAAACTACAAACACACTATTTAACAAATACTGGTTTAATTACATAAAAGATAGGTATAACGAAACAAATGGTTTAATTTTAAAGGTTAATGCTAAACTATCAGAAACAGATATTGCTAACTTTAGCTTTAGAGGTAAGATACAAATAGGCTACCAGCATTACAGAGTTAACAAAATAGAATTTAATACAGACCAGAGCAAACTAGCAAAATTAGAATTACTAAGGGTATGATAAAAATACATAGCGTAGATAAAGATAGTAAAGTATTATTCGAAGATGGTAAAGGCGGTGGGCGTTCTGGTACAAAACAAGAGTGCGAAAGCTATGGCTATAAACATAATGGTACAGACTGTTACAGTTTTAGAAATACAAAAGATAAAACTAATAAAGATAACCAGAACTTTGGCAAAAGCAATATTATTATAGGCAAACACAATACTGTAATAGGTAGAGGTAACAGAGCGTATAGCAGTAATAACATTATTTTAGGTTCACACAACC